AGCTTTGAGGACTTGGTTAAACTTATGGTAACTCACGACACAAATAACTTATGAAAATTTATGTAGTTAAATTCGACCTGTTGTTAGTATTGGCTAGACTAAAACGGTTTGACCTTAAAGAATTCAACAGTATAGAGCCGGTTGTGTTTGTAGACGCAAGCGATCCTGACGAAGCACTTTACGAGGCTTATTGTATGTTTTCAAATACCATCCTCAAACAACAAGAAAACAAAGAAACAGCAGAGTTTTTAAAAGAAATCCTTTACGATGTAAGGGTTTCTAGTGTGGAGGTAAGAAACAGAAAATGAAAAGAAACTACGACGACCCTCAGTACAAGGCTTGGAGACAAGCTGTAAGACGAAGGGACAAGAATACTTGTCAGATGCCTAGATGCAAATGCAAGAAAAGATTGCAGGCTCACCACATTAGAAAATGGTCAACGGCCTCCATATTGAGATACGATGTAGACAACGGCATTACGTTGTGCCGAAACTGTCACGATTCTATCAATGGCAGCGAACACATTTACGAATCTTTATTTATGGGGATAGTTAATAAAAATGGCAGGTAAAGTACAAGCGTATACAGTTATCAAAGACACCAGAGAGCAAGACGGGTACACGTTCGAGGCTTTTACGGGTAGGTACACCTCTTGTAAAGGTATGATTGTAGAAAAGTTAGATACTGGCGACTATTCACTAGAAGGTTTAGAGGATAGGCTTTGTATCGAGCGAAAGGGTAGAATATCTGAACTGGCAATCAATCTAGGCAAAGACAAAGCAAGGTTTATGAGAGAGATCGAAAGGATGAAGGAATTCGAATTTCGATTTCTTGTTTTAGAATTTTCGTTAGACGATGTCTTGAAATTTCCAGAGGGTGCGGACATTCCAGAAAGGAATATGTCCAAAGTTAAGATTACTGGAAAGTACATCTTAAAGATGCTGATAGAGATTCAAATGAACCACAACATACCCATTTATTTTTGCGACAACAAAAGGAACGCAAAGTATCTGATAAATAGTATATTTAAAAGGGTCAACGAACGATGTTCCACAGGAGGAAACAAATGAGTCTAAGTGCCGATACAATTTCCGACGTTCATACTTACGGGCTAGACGTAAAAAGTAGAGAGATATTCTTACATGGATACGTTGGCAACACCGATGAGGATCCCGGAGTAGAGTACAGAATGGCGACCAACTTTTATAAAAACATTAGAATGTTAGACTACACAAACAAAGACCCCATTATAATCCACATGTTCAGTGAGGGTGGAGAATGGGATGCTGGAATCGCAATATTTGATGCTATTAGTTTATGCCAATCTTACGTAACCATTATTGCTTACGGTCAAGCTAGTTCTATGAGTAGTATTATCCTTCAAGCGGCAGACAAGCGAGTAATGACACCCAATGCTCACTTTATGTTGCATTATGGATCAACAGATTGTGGAGGGGATCACCTCAGTGCTCAGAACTACGCAAAGGTAGACAAAAGAAACACAGAAACAATGATCGATATTTATGCGGACGGATGCGTAAAAGGGAAACACTTTAAGGATAACGTGAGCAACCCCACCTTAGAGAAGGTTAGAAACCACATCAAAAGAAAACTAAAGGACGGAGATTGGTACTTAGACGCTAACGAGGCTGTTTATTACGGCCTTGCTGACTGCGTTCTAGACACAAGAAAAGTCCCCAATATAGAGAGCCTTAAATGAGTGTAGAGCTAAAACCTATTGACGACGCTTGGTTGAACCTAGATGGAGTAGACACAAAGAATATCATCAACCCTATGGATTTGATCAACTTTAATGAGGACGATAGTCATTACAGACTGACTTGGTTGATGGCTAGACCAGAATACTTTTCTTTTATTTGCAAGTATGTGTTTAACGTAAGCCTTCTTCCCTCTCAGTCCTTGTTTTTGCATGAGATGTGGAATCGAAAGTTTCCTATGCTCATTGCTAGTCGTGGTTTTGGTAAGTCGTTTATTCTCTCTTTGTATGCTATGATTAGGGCACTATTGCTACCTGAAAGAAAGGTTGTTGTCGTCGGTGCCGCCTTTAGACAATCTAAGGTTCTTTTCGAATACATGGAAACAATTTGGAACAGTGCACCAATTTTAAGGAGTATGTGCGATGCGAACAGTGGCCCTAGACGTGACGTTGACCGTTGTGTTATGCGTATCAATAAATCTCGTGTTACTTGTCTTCCCCTTGGAGACGGACAAAAGATTCGTGGTCAGCGTGCTAATGACATTCTTGGCGACGAGTTTGCTTCTATACCCAGAGAGATTTTTGAGACGGTCGTTGCTGGTTTCGCTGCTGTTAGCTCAGACCCTATTGCGAATGTTAAGAAGGTTGCAGCACTCAAGAAAGCCAAAGAGCTTGGAATAGAAATCGAGGGTAATAGCAATTCCATCATTGAAAAGAAAGACAACCAAATTATCCTTAGTGGTACCGCTTACTACGACTTTAATCACTTTTCTGAATATTGGAAGAAGTGGAAGTCTATCATCAACAGTCGGGGCCAGAAAAATAGATTAAGAGAGATATTCGGTGAAGACCCACCTAAAGACTTTAACTGGAAAGACTACTCTATTATCCGCGTTCCCTACGAACTGCTTCCAGAGGGCTTCATGGATGCCTCACAGGTCGCGAGATCGAAAGCTACGGTTCATGCTGGTATCTATCAAATGGAGTTCGGAGCTTGCTTTACACGCGACTCTCAGGGGTTCTTCAAGAGGTCGCTTATCGAGGCGTGCGTTGTAGAAGAACGATACCAAGAAAAGACCCCGATCAAGAACTCTCAAGGGGAAGAAATTAACTTTCAAGCACAACTTATTGGCAACAAAGAAAAGAAGTACATATATGGCGTTGACCCTGCTTCCGAGGTTGACAATTTTAGTATTGTTGTTTTAGAGGCTAACGCTGACCACAGAAGAATCGTTCATTGTTGGACAACAAACAGAGAAGAACACAAGGGGAAGGTCAAAAGTGGCTTTTCTGCCGAGACAGACTTCTATGCGTACTGTGCTAGAAAGATCAGAGACTTGATGATTAGGTTTCCGTGTATTCATATCGCTATGGACGCTGGAGGCGGCGGTATCGCCGTTATGGAGTCCCTACACGACAAGGACAAGATCAAAGAGGGTGAACTTGCTATATGGCCTGTGATAGACGAAGACAAAGGAAAAGATACAGACGACCACAGAGGTCTACATATTTTAGAAATGTGCCAGTTTGCTAAGTACGATTGGCTTGCAGAGGCTAACCACGGAATGAGAAAAGACTTTGAGGACAAGGTCTTGCTGTTTCCAATGTTCGACTCTATCAGTCTTGGTATCGCCAATGTAGAAGACGGTATGAAAAGCAGGGTGTACGACACGCTAGAACAGTGTGTTATGGAAATTGAGGATATGAAAGACGAGCTTGCTATGATCGCCATCACATCTACCCCAGCGGGCAGAGACAAGTGGGACACGCCCGAGACGGTGATCGGAACAGGCAAGAAGGGCAAGCTAAGGAAAGACCGTTACTCTGCTCTACTAATGGCTAACATGGCGGCTAGATCGATTGCTAGAACACCTGCACCAGTGATCTATCAAACCTACGGAGGGTTTGCTACTATGGGAGGCAACTCACCAGATAGATCAAAGACACCAAAGGAGAATCACTACCAAGGCCCAGCGTGGTTTACAGACAATATGAAGGATGTTTATTGACTTTTCGTGTATAGTTAGATAGCAGTCTAATTACAATCCAACTGAGGGAAAAATGAACAAACCATCTGACGATAACTCTACACCGGAAAGGTCTATAGCAAGCTGGAACGAGGGAGATTCTTCTTCGAGGCAGGAGGCGTTCGACCAATACGCACGGGCTGGATCGGCATATACTGGGGTGTCAAAGGCAAACACTAGAGATTTTCTAGACATTGAGGCTAACCGTTCTGTAAAACCTCACTTTGGTCACAACGACTACTATGCGTTTAGACCAGAAGAACAAGTTCCACGCAAGGCCAAACGCATCATCAAGATGTGTATGGATGCCTACGACAAGGTTGGCATGGTACGCAACATTATCGACCTAATGGGCGACTTTGGTTGTCAAGGTATTGACATCGTACACGAAAACAAAAGCGTAGAAAAGTTCTACAAGCAGTGGTTTAAGCGTATCGATGGCAAAGAAAGATCAGAGAGATTTCTAAACAACCTCTACAGAACTGGAAATGTATTTGTATACAAAAGCTATGCAGACATTACACCAGAGATTTCTAAATACCTCAAGTCATTAGCTAGTGATATTCGGCTAGAGGTTCCACAGGTAGAGGCCGCTCAGGTTCCTTGGAGATACAACTTCTTCAACCCCTTGACTATTGACATGAAAGACGGAATTGTCAGCATGTTTATCGGTAGAAAAAACTATCAGATAACAGCGGACACGTTTTTTGACAACTTCAAGGACGGTTCTATTCCCGCCAAGATTATGGAAACCCTACCAACCAACGTAAAACAGGCTATCAAAAACAAAGACAAGAAGTTTGACCTTGAGCCAGATCGATTATATGTAGCCCACTACAAAAAGGACGACTGGCAACAGTGGGCACACCCGCTGGTTTACGCCATTCTAGATGATATTATCATGCTTGAGAAGATGAAGCTTGCAGACCTTGCTGCTTTGGATGGTGCAATCTCTAATATTCGACTGTGGACTCTTGGAGACTTCGATCATAAAATCTTACCAACCAAAGAGGGTATTAATAGATTAAGAAATATCTTAGCTAGTAATACTGGTGGAGGTACAATGGAGTTGGTGTATGGCCCAGAACTCAAATTCACAGAGAGCAACTCTCAGGTTTACAAATTTTTAGGATCTGAAAAGTACCAGTCTGTTCTAAATAGTATTTATGCTGGTCTAGGTGTTCCTCCTACCCTAACAGGAATGGCAGGCCAAAGCGGAGGGTTCACAAACAACTTCATCTCATTAAAAACCCTTGTCGAAAGGTTACAGTACGGTCGTGACCAACTCACCAAATTCTGGGAAAGAGAACTTGAGTATGTAAGAAAAGCAATGGGGTTCAGAAAGTCTGCCCACATTGTTTACGATCAAATGAGCCTATCGGACGAGTCTTCAGAAAAGAACTTGCTACTACAGCTTGCTGATAGAGATATTATCTCTCACGAAACTGTACTGGAAAGATTTAAAGAGATTCCAGCAGTCGAGAAGGTTAGACTTCAAAGAGAAGACAAAGATCGAGACAGAGAAAAGCTTCCACCCAAAGCCAGTCCTTTTCACAACGCCAATCATGGTGGAGATTTGGAGAAGATCGATAGACAGGGAGAGATCAGTGAAAAACTAGCCGTAGAAAAAGAGAAGAAAAAACCAAAAGAAAACGGAAGGCCGCCAGCTAAAAAAGACGAGGGGCCAAGGAAGAAGCGAGTTGAAACCCCTAAGTCTCAGCCCGGTAAAGCATTTAAGAACAGTGAAATGATTCACTGGGTAATGTCAGCTTACGACAAGGTAGAAGAATTGACAGCGGGCTACCTAGGCTCTAAAGACCTTAGCAATATGCGTCAAATGACAAAAGCTCAAGTTCAAGAATTAGAAGATGTTAAATTAAACTCCTTCTTATGCCTAAAACCAATGAGTGAACTTAGTGACCAAAACCTCTACAACACCCTAAAAATAAGAGCAGGAGTTGTCAATTGGAATGATTTCAAGGAGATAAGAGATCAAAACCTAAGTAGGTCAGACTACAAGAAAATGGTTATCTCTCGGAGGATTGAGATATTATTAGAACCTCCAAAGGGGTAAAAAAGACCTTTTTGCGATAAATTTTATTTTTTCGTGTATAATGTTTTGAGGTAATTAAAAATGACAATAAAAATATACCAAAACGAAATAAACGACGGCATTGGCGAACTCGTAAAGGGTACAGCCAGTATTGCGTACTGTTCTCCTGCTACCGTCAAGAAGGAGTGCGACTTTATTCCGGAAATGGCTTTGTGTCCAATCGAAATTGCCAAAGCGGTAAACAAAGATCAGAATGACTTGTATTACTTAGAGTCAGTTTTGGTTTCGTGCGGTTGGAATAAAAATGATGATGTGTTTCAAACTCAAGCTACTTGGGAAGCAAGAAACACCCCAGAAGATAAACAGTTTAACTTTATGCACGATGAGAATGATATTATCGGGCATATCACTGGAAGTTATGTACTAAGTAAAGACGGCAAAGCAGTCTCAGATGACTCAGAGGTGCCGGAAGATTTTGACATAATTACCCAAGCTGTACTTTATAATAGTTGGACTGGTGAAGAAAACAGAGAGAGGATGTCAAAGATTCTTTCTGAAATCAAGGATGGCAAATGGTACGTTTCTATGGAATGTCTATTCGCAGGTTTTGATTACGCACTTCAAGATAAAGATGGAAATTCTAAAGTGTTGGCTAGGGGAGAAGAATCTTCTTTTCTTACAAAACACCTTAGAGCATACGGTGGAACTGGAGAATACGAGGGTTACAAAATTGGTCGTGCTTTGCGTAACATTTCTTTCTCAGGAAAGGGCTTGGTTTCTAAACCTGCCAATCCTAGAAGTGTAATTTTGGCCGAGGAACGAACTATTGCAACCTTTAACGTAGATAATAATTCTGAACTTTCTATAGGAGAATTTCAAATGTCAGATGTTTTGACAGAACAATTGGCTGATACCAAGGCACAGCTTGAAGCTGCAAAAGCCGAAAATCAGGCGATTAAAGTTAAAATCGAAGAAGCAAAAGATAAAGAGTTTGCGACTAAGGTTGAGGCTTTTGAAGCTACTGCTGATTTAAGCCAAGCTAAGATTGATGAGCTTAACGAGTCGATTAAATCAACTCAAGCCAAAGTCGCTGAACTCGAAGACGCACTTGCTACATCTCAAACCGAATTGGCATCTGCCATGAAGGAAGTTGACGAGATGAAGAAGAAAGAGAAAATGGAAAAGCGTAAAGCTGGTCTTGTAGAGGCTGGTCTGGACGAAGAAGAAGTCACTGAGACTCTCGCTTCATTCGACGCTCTAGACGACGAAGCTTTTGAAGCAATTGTAGCCATGATGAAGAAGAAGGCTACGAAAAAGTACGCTGATAAAGATGAGAAAAAGAAGAAGGATGAAAAAGAAGCAGAAGCAGGTATGCCTCCTGAATTGAAGGAAGCTATCGAAAAGAAGAAGAAGGAAAAAGAAGAAAAAGACGCAAAGGGCACAGAGTTGCCACCAGCATCTTTTGACGAAGTTAAAACAGCGGAAGCTGACCTTATCGTCCAACCAGAGGATGATCAGGATAAAACCCAGGCCGGTATTGCCGACTGGTTCTCAAATCACGTACTCAACAAATAGGAGATTACAAAAATGGCTCTTAAATCAGATAGATTCGAAGAATCAACTGACATCAGTTACTTCTACACTGCCGGTGCTGTCGCCCGTGGTGGAGTTGCCTGCTTAGACCTTCTCAGTGCTTCCGGTGCTGCAATGGATCAAGGCGACAACACAGTTTCATACCAAGTGGCCGCTGTTACAGATGTGCCTCTCGGAGTTCTACTCAATGACGTTGTAGACAAAGACCTTTCCCGTACTCATATCAATTGGTATAAGGACGAAATCCAAAAGGGCGGCAAGGTTACACTCTTGACTCGTGGTTGGGTTGTTACCAATATGGTTGATGGAACACCATCTGCCGGTGATTTGGCCTACGCCTCAAACACGGCGGGACAAGCGGGCATGATTGCTACCGAAGCTGCCGATGCAACTGCGTCTGGTAACTTAGCAATTGGACGTTTCATGTCTGCTAAGGATTCTGACGGATACGCTAAAGTTTACGTCAACCTTCCTAACCATGGCCCATTAGCCTAACATTTAATAAAGGAGAATAACACAATGTCATACACTGAAAGACCTAGTGATGAATTCATCAGTCTCATGCAAAAGACTGGTAATGACGATCAGAATGTTGCCTACGCTGCACAGCGACAAATGGCTAAAGCTTTAGAGCTTCCTTTGCGAAAAGGCGTTTTGATCGGTAACGTTCTCGGAGATATCTTCGAGACTATCAATGTTGAGCCCGGAGCCTCTACCGAGTATCCCCTCGACATGATTTCTCCCGGACTTGAGGGTGAGCATGTAGCTTACACCAATCCGGGTCATGGTCGCATCCCAGAGCGTGCGGTCGAGAGTGACTTCGTTACGATTCCAACCTACAGCATCACATCAAGTATTGATTACTTGTTGCGTTACGCTCGTGAGGCTCGTTGGGACGTTGCTGCTCGTGCAGCACAAGTCATGGAAGCTGGCTTTGTCAAGAAGATGAACGATGACGGGTGGCACACATTGCTTGCTGCTGGTGTTGATCGTAACATCTTGGTTTACGACGGTGACGCAACAGCAGGCTTGTTCTCTAAGCGTCTGATCTCTCTTATGCAGACCGTTATGCGTCGTAACGCTGGTGGAAACACTGGCTCTGCCAATCGTGGTCGTTTGAGCGACGTTTACGTTTCGCCAGAAGCACTCGAAGATGTCCGTAACTGGGGTCTTGACGAAGTTTCTGACGCTACTCGTGAGCGTATCTATAACACTCCGGGCGAAGCTCCTGTAACTAACATCTTTGGTGTTAGATTGCGTGATCTTGATGAGCTTGGAGAAGGCCAAGAGTACCAAGAGTTCTTCTTGAACGGTCTTGGTGGTGCTGTCGAAGCATCTGACCTTGAGTTGGTAGTTGGTTTGGATCAGGGAGCTAGCGATAGCTTTATCATGCCAATGAAGCAAGCCTTGCAAGTATTCGAAGATCCTGCGTTGCATCGTCAACAGCGGGTAGGATACTACGGCTGGGCTGAACTTGGATTTGGTGTCTTGGATAACCGTAGAATTATCCTTGGCTCATTCTAAGACGAGCTAACAACCTGAACTTAAATAGTCATTCCCATTTAAATGGGAGTGGCTCTTTTTTTGTGTATAATAGGTAGTAACTCGCGTTTTACAATTTAGGAATATTTATCAAGGGGATAATATAAGATGACAGCTTTATCCGACTATTTAGAGTCAGGGCTACTTCACCACGTTTTTAGGGGACAAGAATTCCCTAAACCTCTAAACGTGGCTATCGCCCTATGTAGTGGCGTACCCACGGACTCTGACACAGCAGTTTCCAACTACAAAAATGGTGGCCCCCTGCCCGAATTACCGTCTGGTGACGATATGGATAGAGACACTGGCTACAGAAGGTACGACCTTGGCAGTCCCGCCACTCAGGGGGATGCTTCATGGTTGTACACTCAGGAAGATCACGACGAGGGTAGTGGTCTAATTAAAAATGCCTCCAATATTCTTTTTGGAACCGCACTATACGATTGGGGATGGGTTTCTGGAATTGCCATTGTTGACTCTGGCGACTACGGAACTGGAAATATGCTTATGTACGCCCAGCTTAACAATCCCAGAGTGATCTATCAAGGAGATTCAGTCAAGTTTGATCTATCAACTCTACAAATTAAATTTAGCTAATCACCTCAGTAGAGAGATATCATGATCCTCACCAAAGCAGAATTTATAGCTTCGCTTCAGGCTCTACTACCGGACAACTCCACTCAGGAGATTTCCCCGCTAGACCTGAGAACTAGCTTATTAAATCTATCAGACTCAGTACATTTATTTATTGCAGATAAAAATGTATCGTCATTAAACTTTGACTCTCCTGAAACGAGAACTACAAAGGGTGGAAACTTTGCTCTAAGTACAATGTTTCTTGCTGGACGGTCTAGTGTTGACAATTCTGCCTACGGATACGCCTCTCTTAGACAAAATTACGACGGTAGTGGAAACACAGCCGTTGGTTCTTTTTCTCAAAGCTGCAACCTTTATGGTTACGCTAATACAGCGGTTGGTTTTCAGTCTGTAGCAGGAAATGTTACAGGTTCTCACAACGTTGGGGTCGGAAGTTATACCCTAAACAATAATAAAAATGGTGATTACAACATTGCTCTTGGTCATGCCGCAGGTTGGTACTTTGGCCCAGACGACAGTAATCAGTTTTGCGTAGCTTCTCATCCGGTTCAGGTTGGTGATTTTTGTGACGTAGACGGGAACCCTGTTTACGTAGGTGATGCCCCCCTTATCTACGGAAATCTAGACGTTGCAAACCATCAGTTAGCAATCGGAACCAACTTCCTACACGACTACGGCATGTTGCAAGTCTCTGGTGATATATCCCCTACAACCAGTGGAGACTTTAAACTTGGAGACTCGCGTTACCCCTATTCAAATATAAACGACGAGATTTATTTTAGTGGTAGCGTTGTTGGTATCGGAGGTATGCCATCGGGTGAGGCTCAGGGCATACTAGGTAGTTTAGGTTCTAACGATGCTGGACTTACGGTTTACGGAGATATTTACCCTAGTGAGTCTGGCAGGTTTGCTGTTGGTCACCCATCTTTAACCTTTGACGGTTACTTCAACGACGTAGTTATTTCTGGTCAGTTAAAAGCTAACGACGTAGAGTACAATACTGTTATCGAATGTCTTTATGAGTGTAAAACTCTACACTTGGCTACAAGCGGTTTTTGCGACCCAGAAGATGAAGGGTTTCACAACTCTGCCGTTTGCGGCTTTCTTAGCGATTCAGACCTAGACGGTGCTGGTCTTGAGGTTCACTCTAGTGGAGCCGGATACCGCAGAGACTACAGATTCATCTACAGGCAACCAGACTCGACCTTAGACTGTCTTGGAATAGACAACGCCTTTAGTAGATCAAGGTGGGAGTCTAACGTTTCGATGGAGTTAACTTCCGGTAACGCAATGATTACCGACAGTGTACTTGGTAGAGATTCTTCTTCTCATATAATCCAGAGTGGATGCTTTGGAATGTTTGTTCAGCCTGTCGCCCTATCTGGACAAAGTGTTACGTTTACTCAGGAGGAACACATTGGACAATCCTATTCTGGGCTTTCTGATGCCAACTTTATAGCTAGATCAGGAACAGACATTATCGAAGGTTCGCCTTCGGGTTATAATTATGGGGTCACCTACGGCTCTGTAGACTCCGGCGTTAAAATCATCCAGTCTTTCCTTACTAGAATTGCTTCCGACGATGGTGCTAGAGGATTTAGACTTATTTACCACGACGAAAGAGACAGTGCGGGAGGCATTGATTGTGGCTTATTGGGCTACAACGACCTTGCCATGATTGCACCAGCACCTTAATAGAGGAAATAATGACTCAACTAAATAAAAAAGACAGATTGTCCGTCCATATAGAAAATGGAGAGGCTGAGATCAGGGAGGCTGTAACCATCCTTCGCAATGGAGGTACTGCTGCCCAGTCTGGACTTGTAGGTGTTACCAATACAATCTACGACCCAGAAACGTCTTGTGACTCCGTGTTCACCCCACTTACACTTCTTCATGTTCATGCCACCGGAGATCAAGTATCAAGATTTTCTAGCGGCCCATCTAAAGCATATAGGTCTAGCATAGAGCTTATTGGTAACGGAAAAGAGAGAGCGTCTGGACTACACTTTTCTTATAATCCCCAGTTTGACGACTCTGTGATTGATTCGGACACGGGTTATGGATATCATGAACCCTGCGTAAACCCCGGAGCTACAGATAAAACAGTCGCGGACATCTCTCTTATCAGACCTAGCGGACATGGGGGTATGGAGTTTTCTCACATTTCTCTTTCTGAGAGAGGTTATGTCTCTATAGGACTCACAAGGGTTCACGAACAAAGACATTTTGAAGCCAATGCTCCACTTACCATTGCGTACGCGTGTGACGATCATCAAGACAGCGGCACGATCTCTATGCACGAGCAAGCGTCCGCACCAACAACGCACGACGACTTTGGTAAGATTTACGTCAAGCCATACACAATAGGCGGCAGAACTCAGGCTATCTTCTTCAAGGACGATGGTGGCAACGAAACAAACCTTGTTCTAAGCACAGACTTAGAAGCTTCAACATCTACTGATGGTTTAATTTACGGCAACGACGGAAACACCTATGGCGGCTGGTACACACCAGAATTTAGAGTGCCCACAGCCAACCACTCAAACAACACCTTTTACGGGTGGGGTGCTGGATTTGGTGTAGATAACGTGTTCTCGTCTTCCTGTAATACTTTTGTGGGTAGACACGTAGGTAGTGGTTTATCTTCCCCACTAGATACTGTAGAGAATAATACAGTCCTTGGGTGCGATTCTTTCTCGTCACACCTAACTGGTAACGACAATATAATCATCGGTGCTAATAGTTTGACCGCTGGTGGAAGCGGGCCAGACGATACGATCACCATTGGTAACGACCTTTATGATGGCTCTGAACCAGAAAATGGAACGATAACAATTGGTAAGGGTTCGACACCTATTATTCTTGGTAAATTTACTGGCGGCTCAAAATACTTCGGTATTCAAGATGCTAGACTAGAAGTCTTTAGTGCAGGCTTGTACACCTATAAGGTTTCTCACGATTTTGAGTCTGGGCCAAACAGGTTCAAAACCGT